GGATGGAAAAATTGTTGGTATAGAACAATCATTTGCAGAGGAAGGTGATGAGATTACATCTGATTTTGCAGCAAGCGGTCCTAAATTACATCCTCCTCTACATGAAGGGTGCGTCTGCGGAATAGGCCAAGCCTAAATTGTATTTAACACCCAATTTGGGTGTTTTTAATGCCTGAAACGAGAAAGGTGGTGATGAAATGCCCAAAAAAGAGATTAGAGTTGCTCAAACAGAGTTTGAATTAAGACAGGATAATGAAGAAGAAAAGATAGTCGGTTACGCTGCAATGTTTAATAGTCCAGCAGAGGAAACCAATGGATTTATTGAAGAAATTGCTTCCGGCGCCTTTGGCAATGCAATACAAAAATCAGATACTAGAGCATTAATTAATCATAATGCGGAAAAGATATTGGGTAGGAAATCAGCGGGAACTTTAGAACTACAAGAAGACGAAAAAGGCTTATTCTACGAGGTCAAACCTCCTGATACTACCTATGCTAATGATTTAATGGAATCTATGAGAAGAGGAGATATTAACCAATCCTCTTTTGGATTTACTGTTGCAAAGGAAGAATGGGATGAGTCGGGAGCCGTGCCGGTCAGAACTATTGTTGAAGTTGGTGAATTATTTGATGTCAGCCCTGTTACGTTTCCGTGGTATAAAAATACTGAATCTGGATTAAAGTCTAGAGAAGATGTATTACAGGAATACAGGGATAAACAAAAAGCCGATCAGAAAGAGAACAAAGACAACTTAGATATTTATAAGAAAAAACTAAAATCAAGGGAGAGGTTATAATGGATAAGATTACTGAAATGAAGCAAGAACGTGCGAAATTAATAAAGAAGAATCGTAAATTAGTCGATGGAGCCGAGAAAGAAGACAGAGGATTGAATTCTGATGAAGAAACTACTTATAAAAATAGGGAAGAAGAAATTGATGATCTAGAAGGTAGAATAGAAAAACTAGAAAAGCAGAGGGAAAGAGAAAAAGAAATCGTAAGCCAGAATGTCGAGAAAAAGAACAAAAATAAAGGAGGAGACGTAGAATATAAGAAAGCCTTCGATAAATGGGCCAGAAGAGGCAGAAGCTCTTTAGAAAGAGCAGAAACTAGAGCACTACAAGAAGATACCGACAGCGAAGGTGGATATTTAGTACCTACCGAATTCTCTAATACATTAATGCAAGCTCTTGAAGAGAGAAATATTATGAGGCAGCTTGCTACTGTTAATTCTACATCTTCACCTAAGAAGATACCGGTTGCTTCTGATGGCGGTGCAGCTACTTGGGTTGCAGAAGAAGGAGCGTTTACTACTGGCGATGCTAGTTTCACTCAGAAACAAGTAGATGCTTATAAAGCAGGTACTATTATTAAAGTATCCGAGGAATTACTCTATGATAATGATTACAACTTAGAAGGATATATTAATTCTAGATTTGTTAGGAGAATAGGCGATCTTGAAGAAACTGCTTTTGTAAGTGGAGATGGTGTAGGAAAACCCACAGGCTTTTTAAGTGATGCCCCTGTTGGCGTTACTGCAGCTGCACTTGACGCAATCACTACTGATGAATTAATCGACTTATTTCACGCACCAAAAAGACCTTATAGAAAAAATGCTAATTGGTTAATGAATGATGCCACAGCAAAATCTATCAGGAAATTAAAAGATTCTAATGGACAATATATCTGGCAACCAGGATTACAAGCTGGCCAGCCTGATGTTCTATTAGGCAGACCTGTTAATATTGCCGGAGATATGCCTGGACTAGGAACAACTAATAAACCCGTTGCTTTTGGAGACTTCTCTTATTATGAAATATTTGATAGACAGGGAATCTTCATGCAGAGGTTGAATGAACTTTATGCCGAGAACGGCCAGATTGGCTTCAAGGCGTACAAGCGTGTAGATGCTTTATTAATGCTTTCTGAAGCTATTCAAGTATTACAAAACTCTTAAATGAACTTAGATAGCGGGGTTTCAAGCCCCGCTTAGATTATAAGGCGGTGATTTGATGAAGATTAAATTTAAGACTGGTATATCGGGAGTTAATTATAATTATGGTCCCGGTGATGTAGCTACCTTTGAAGAAGAACAAGCTATAAAATTCTGCGAAGCCGGAATTGCCAGGCCAGTTAAAGAAAAAGATATAGAAACTGCTGCCAAAGATGATAATGTTGAAACTAATGGGCAGGAATATCCCAAACATACCGGCGGAGGTTGGTATGAACTCAGTAACGGTGAAAAGATTCAGGGCAAAGACCACGCAATTGCAGCAGAAGATGAATTAAAGAATAGAGGTGATTAGATGGGATTGAAGGTAAAAACACCACCAAAAGTTGAGCCGGTAGATATTAACGATATTAAAGAACACCTGCGAATTACTAATGCACAAGAAGAAAACTATTTAGAAACTTTGGTTGAAGCAGCTAGAGAAACTTGTGAAAAACAATCTAATAGATCATACGTAGAACAAACTTTAGTTGTAACATTTAATGATTGGCCTGAATTTCCCATTGAACTACCAAGACCACCCGTGCAATCTGTAGAAAAAATTGAGTATAAGGATAAAGATGGGATATTGACTATATGGAATTCAGATAACTATATCGTAGATAATTATTCTTTTATACCTAAAATATACAAAGATTATAATGCAGAATTGCCAAATGTTGAATTAGCAAAAGTTAATGCTATCCAAATTACTTATATTGCCGGTTATGCTAGTGATGATAGTGGCGACACTACAAATTACACAAAGAATATACCAGCCAGATATAAACACGCCATTAAATTACTTGTCGGTGAATGGTATCGAATGAGGGAAGAAGTCGCTGAAAATAAACCCACTAAAATACCTGATGGCGTGGATAGATTATTAAGTTCAGATAGAGTGGTGCCGGTATGATTGCTGCTGGAGATTTAGATACTTATATTACCTTACAAAAGAAAACAGAAGGCAAGGGAGCCCAAGGAGAACCGATTGAAAACTGGGTTAATTATGTAAGTCTTTGGTCTAAAAAAGTTGGGCTATCAGATAAGGAATACTTAGATTCCAGGCAATTGCAGAATGAATATGAAGTTAAATATATTATTCGCAATAGACAAGACCTTGATAGATATGAGATTGCCAATAAAATGAGGGTTCTAGAAGATGGAACTGCTTTTGACATAGTCTCAATTATGCCTTCTCAAGATAAAGATGATCTTATAATTAGAGCTGTCCGCAATGGCTAAAGAGAACGAGTTAAAAATTACAGGAACACGGGAACTGTTTAGAAACCTAGACAAAATAGAAAAATATGTGAACAATCATTTAGATGATACTATTAGAAAAGCAGCCAAGGTTATTGAAAGAGATATGAAAGCTAGAGCACCTAGAAGAACCGGCACTTTAGAAAAAAGTATAGAAATTGAAGTTAAAGAAGTTAAAATACTGCAAAACGATATTAGGGTTGGTGTTGGGCCAGTTGGTGATGATGCTTTTTATTGGTATTTCATTGAAAAAGGAACTTATAAAATGTCTGCTCAGCCTTTTGTGCGCCCGGCTTTTGATAACAACGAAAGAAAGGTTAAGAAGATGATAGAGAACGGCATAGAAAATTTATTGAGGAAGGTGAGGTTATACTGATATGGGTATTAAACAAGCGTTCTATGACTATTGTATAAGTAATACTGATATACAAGCAGAAATTGATGATCGATTGTTTTTTAAGGAAGCTAATCAAACTGCAGAGCTACACGTTTCTGTATATACTATGATAAGCAACCCCACCTTCCACGATATTAATATTGCTTACCCACGTATTCAAATCGATCATTATGGACATACACCCGTCGAAGATGTGGCCGATGCCTTCAAAAAAGCATTAAGACGCTTCAAGGGTGTTATGGGCGGTTATCCAGTTAAACAAATTGTTCTAATAGATGAAAGCGATGAACCTTCGGGCGATGATGACATTTACAGGATTAGTCAGGATTACAAAATTATTTATAAGGAATAGGAGTGGTTTAAATGAGACAAACAACAGTACAGAACAGTAATGCTATTAGATTTGGTTCTGGAAAAGTTGAAGTTGGAGATACAGTTGGCTCCCTAGTGGATCTAGGGGCAATGAGAAATGTTTCTTTTGAGGAAAATTGGGATGAGGTAACAATTGAATCTGATAATGCCGGAGAATTGTATGTAGAACAAAGAAACCAAACTGCAGCTATTGCAGGAGACTTAATGGAAGTAGAATTAGAAAACTTAAAAGATCTTAGAGGTGGATTAGATAGTTATTCAACCCAGGATGGCTCTTTAGTCAGCGGGGCAACTCAATCAGTTACCTCTGGTAATTGGGATTATGACAAATTTATCAAGATTGAAAACCAAAATGCTGATGGTTCAGCTATTACAGTTAATTCAGTTACAGCCAGTACCGATGGTGTATTAACGGCTGATGATGATTATTATCTAGCACAAAACGAACATGGAGAATATGGTATTTGGATAGATGGCGCCGGAACCCTTACAACTACTACCAGTCAGGATATTACTATCGACTATGATTATACACCGGCCGCTAGTCAAACTCTGAAATCAGGCGGGAAAAGAACCATTAGTCCTAAAGTAGTTAGAATTACCAACGTTGATGAAAACGGTAATAAATTTCAGATTACAATATTCAAGGCATATAATCAAAGCGGTATTACATTAGAGCTTCCTGCCGATGATGATGAAGAACCAGCTATGACACCAATTAATTTGCAGGGTAGACTAGATGAAGCAAGGACAGCAGGAGAACAATTATTTGAAATCTATGATGAGCAGGGTGTTGCTTAATGGCAATACTTGATTTAGATGAAATTGTTCAAGAGGAACGTGTAATCAAATTACAAGGGAAAGAAATCAAAGTAACCACAGTACCTTCAAAAATTACCTTAAAAGCCGATAAAATATATGACCAATTAGATGAAGAAGATCCGGAATCATTTGAAAAGTTAGTCAACCTAGCTTATGAAATGATAGATGCCCAAAATGATGATACAGAAATCACCAAAGATTGGATAATTGATAATACTAGTTTTACTCAATTAGTTAGATTATTAGAGTTTACTTTAGCTCCATTGAATGAAATGATTGATTCAAAAAACCCG